CTCTCTTTCTTGTTTCCCAGTCACGATCTATTTAAAGAAGATTGGGTAGATATAGGCTCACCCAAAAAAGGTGGCGGTTTTAAAAAATGTGGCAGAAAAAAAGCCAAGGGTTCAAAAAGAAAATATCCAAAGTGCGTGCCTGCATCAAAAGCTAGAAGCATGACTAAATCACAGATTCGTTCTGCGGTAACAAGAAAGAGAGCAAAAAAACAAGGTGTTGGCGGTAAGCCAACTAATGTAAAAACCTTTGTCAAAAAGAAAAAATGAATGAAATAGAACTACAGGCTGAGATAAGGGCTTGGTCTGTTGAAGTGTTGGAAGAGCCAAAAGATGATGGTCATGCAACATGTCCGTATGCAAAAAAAACTTGGCAAGACGAAAAAGTTAAAATAATAAAATCAGAAAAGTCTACTTGGGAAGATTTAGTATTATTTGCAAAAAGATTTCCTAGAAACATAGATGTTTGTATTTATTGTGACTTTAACACTGACGAGCATGTTGAGGTGTTTGATGCAAAGATACAAATGATGAATACATTCTTTAATGAATTTAATCTTTGGATTATGGGTTTTCATCAAGATCACGAAGAAAAAACTGTTGTTGACCAAGAATCCTTTGAGCCTTTGTTTGAAGAAAGTTACAATATGATTTTTATGCAAAGATTAGATACACTTAACATTGCATCTGAAAGATTAGAAAAAATAGGTTATTATGACAGTTGGAACGAAGAGGAGTTCGAACAAATATTACAGCGTAGGAGCGTATAATGAAAAAGAAGCATAAAGGTTTAGGACCTAAAGCCAAGCCAATGATGAAGGGCGGTATAATGAAAATGGCTATGGGTGGCGGTGCGTCAGCTAGACGAAGCAGACAAGGTGCTGAAACAGCTAAGTCAGGAGTCGTGAAAATGGCTATGGGCGGTGCAAAGTCAGGAGTTAAGAAACTTGGTCGTGGTGGCGGACTTAAAAAGATGGGTCGTGGCGGAAAACTTAAAAAGTAAATGGCAGTATCAGGGTCAAAAAACTTTGAGCTAGATGTAGCTGATTATATTGAAGAGGCATTTGAGCGATGTGGTCTTGAATTAAGAACAGCATACGATCTTAAAACAGCAAGAAGAAGTCTTAATTTATTATTAGCTGAATGGGCTAATCGTGGTCTTAACCAGTGGACAATACAAACTAAAACTGTAGCCATGGTTGATGGCACTACTACTTACAATGTAGATAGTAGCGATGCAACAGCCGCTATTGATGTATTGGATGCTTATGTGCGTGAAACAATAAACAGTAATCCTGTAGATTTACAAATGACTAGGTTATCGAGAAGCGAATATGCTTCGGTGCCTGATAAATCCACTGAAGGAAAACCGTTACAGTTTTTTGTAGACAAACAATTAAGCCCAACAATTAGCGTTTATCCTACGCCTGACAAATCGTCAACATACACTGTATACATGAATGTGTTGACAAGGATGGATGATGCAGACACACCAACAGACACCTTGCAATTGCCTTTTAGGTTTTATCCCTGTTTGGCGGCAGGATTGTCTTATTACCTCTCTATTAAAAAAGCTCCCGACAGGACTGCTTTTTTAAAACAAATATATGAAGAAGAGTTTTTAAGAGCCATGTCGCAAGATGAAGACAGAGCGTCAGTAAGGGTAACTCCTGATGTTGCTAGTTATAATTATGCATAATGGCTTTTGCTTCTAACAAAAATCCATACGGAATATGTGATAGATGTGGTTTTAGATATTACCTAAAACAACTTCGCAAAGAATGGAATGGCTTAAAAACATGCCCTGAATGTTATGAGCCAAAACATCCACAGTTAGAACCAAGAACAAATCTTACCGACCCACAAGCTGTTAGAGAGCCAAGACCTGACATAAGCGTTTCACCTACAACATTTAGGTTATACACAAACTATGATTTAGGAATTATTGGTACAGAACTTGACGGACCCTCAACCCTAACTTCTGCGTTAGGCACAATAACGATTACAGGTGCTACAGGCTCTTCCCCAACGCCATCGCCTACACCTGCACCAACACCTGCACCATCGTATACAACTTACACAGTAACAGTAGCAAATTATTTAGGTGCTAATTATTTCTATATAGATGGCAGTAGAGCGGCGACACTCAATTTGACTGAAGGTCAAACATACAGATTTGACCAATCTGCTTCAAGCAATTCTAGTCATCCTTTAAGATTTTCAACCACATCAGATGGTACTCATGGTGGTGGCTCAGAGTATACAACAGGCGTAACAACTAATGGCACAGCAGGTTCTTCAGGTGCATACACACAAATAGAGGTAGCATCATCCGCACCGACATTGTATTATTACTGTACCAACCATTCAGGCATGGGTGGACAAATTAACACCGTATAATTATGAGCTTTACTTTTTCAACTCTTAAAACAGCCATTCAGGATTATTTAGAAACTGACGAATCAACTTTTGTAAGTCAGTTAAATAATTTTATTACGCAAGCAGAAGAAAGAATATTTAAAAGCGTACAGTTACCAAACCAAAGGAAAAATGTGCAAGGTCAATTTACTTTGGATCAAAGGTTTCTAACTACACCAACTGATTTTTTAGCACCCTTTTCTTTGGCTGTTATTGATTCAGATAAATATTATTATTTAGAACTTAAACATAATTCTTTTATAAAAGAGTTTGCACCAAGCACAACCTTAAGAGGCAGACCGAGATATTATGCTTTTTTTGATGACAACACTTTTGAAATAAGCCCTGTGCCTGACCAAAACTATACAACCGAATTACACTATTTATTTAGACCTGCATCTATTACAACTCAAGGTGAAAGTGGCACAACCTTCTTAAGCACAGAAGCCCCTGACACATTGTTGTATGCTTGCTTGGTTGAAGGTGCAGTATTTTTGAAATTAGCTCAAAATGACATCAATGTATATGAGGCTAAGTTTCAAGAAAACTTAGCGAGATTAAAGAACTTAAGTGAAGGAAGAGATCAAATAGACGAGATGAGGTATGATTCATTAAGAATTAAAGTCACATAGAGGAGAGAGATGAAGAGAATAAAAAAGCTTGAGGGCAAAACCGTTGCCATCGTTGGTTTGGGTAAAAGTTGGTTTGAGTATAATTTAGCCGCATCACACGGAGATCACTTCGATGAGGTGTGGGGTATCAACGCAGTTGGCTCTGTAATTTTTCACGATAGAACATTTATGATGGACCCACCGTCTAGGTTTCTTGATAGTGAAGATGCAGGAGGTCAGACATCAGGAATGCAAAGGTTATTGCTAAAAGGTGACAAGCCAATATACACTTGCCAACTGGATGAGCGTTGCAAGAAACTTGTCCTATACCCAATAGAAGAAATCATAGAAGATTTACAATGTTCTTACCTTAACAATACAGTCGCATATGCTATTGCTTTTGCACTATGGAATAAAGTGGGTAGTTTAAGAATTTATGGCGTGGATTTTACTTACAAGGGTAATTTACATTTCGCTGAGTCAGGTAGAGCTTGTGTTGAGTTTTGGCTATCTAAGTGTATGCACGCAGGAATGGAAGTAGGTGTAGCACAAACATCTACTTTGCTAGACACTGCTATACCCTTAAGAGAAAAACTTTATGGATATCATAGATTAGATGACCCATACCTTCCATTGATAGATGGTGAGAAATTGGTGGTAAAAAAACAAAGTGACTTAAGTTATAATAAGAATCCTGTCGAGCCAATGCTGATTGGTAGGCATGACGATAAAACAAATCCTGTAGAACCTAACAAGTGGTAAAATGCTAGACGATATAGTAAAAAGTAATTTAGGTGCAATCAGTGTTGCTACAGAAAATAATCGTGGACATTCGCCTGAGTTTTGGGCTGAAAAATTGACCAATAGAATATGTGGAATTAGCGAAAATGCTGAACCCCATATAAGACAGCAAGCTGAAGCATTTAAGCTAGATATTTATAAATTAATACTTTATTATATGAAACAGGCGATCGTGACTGGGAAACACTGATTGCACCT